ACACATAGAACTCGATCTGATCGTCTAACTTATGCCGGGGGCGTGTCGTAAGGCGCTGCTCCACGAAACCGAAGGACATAGCTTCGTCCTCCATGAGGTGTATGCGTATGAGCTGGTCACACTTTTTCTCACGTGCGGTACGTGGGTCTAACACAAACACGCGCCACTGCCCTGTCCACTTATTCTTTGTCGAAAACATGTTGCTCTCCTTTCTCTCTGAGTTTGAAATCTTGCGCGGCTTTCTCCAACACCTCGGTCACGTACGCAACGGTGCGGTACTGATCGAAGCGTTGTGTCAGTCCTTCTATGCCCAGCGCAGCGTAGTGCTCCGCTTTGCCCGGTGCGTAGTCTCCGCCGTGGTTACAGTCGAAGCCGAACACTGTGTACTTGCCGCCATCCTCGTCGCCTCTTGTCTCTGCGTACGTCCACCCACCATGCGAGTGAGGCGCGTCTTCGTAGAAGGCTCCGTTGTTGTACCCATGCAGGTCTGAGTAGTCCTTGCCGTAGTCCGCATGGCCGAAGGGTATGAAGATGTTCCCGTTGAGATGCTTGCTGTCCGGATGGCGCTTGATCTCACAGATATACCCTGCGTCACTCATGAACATGAGATGGTCAGGCTCGTGCTCCCACGGTTTGTCTGCGATGTTTGTCATAGCAACTCCTCCGGTATCTCGATGTCGTCACCAAGTTTGCTTGCTACGTAGCAGCGCATGGCGGCGATCAGGGGTGTTGGGCCATAGGCAGTTGGCTCGTAATAAACGTCGTTGGTGTTTGCAAACCATCGCTCCCCGTTATCTTCGGGGTCTGTTGGGTCAAACTTCCAGTCGTCGTCATACATCACCGTCAGCTTCTCCCGCTCAATGATCGGCCCGCCTTGTGACCAGTCGGTTGAGGGTTTGAATTGTTTGTTGAAATGTGGCTCGTCAGGGTCAGGCACCCAAGCATCGAAATACTTGTCTATGTCTACGCCTTCACACTTCGCCACTGCCCAATCAAGGGCGGCGCCTGTCAGTTCAGATGTTTTCATTTGCTTTCTCCTCGGGTGTTGCGAGGGGCACAAGCCACCAGTCGTATCCGCGGGACACGTTGTCGTCAGCCCAGTCGCTGGCTTGCTCCCGGGTGTCGAACGGGCCCACACATCTGAACCCATCCCTCGGGTTGCCGAACACCACGATTGTTTTCATTTGTCCGGGGTCGTGTTCGGGCTCCTCCATCGTGATGGGCAGGGCCTGTGTTGCCTGTGTTGCGTCGTTCATAGTTGCTTCTCCTTGGGTTGTTGTGGTGCGACACCATGTCGTACCACTCAGGGTTTGCCAGTGACCGACTGGCGGCGGGGTTCTTCAGAACCCAAGCTCGGGGTCGAACTTGGATGGGTCGTCTGGCTGCTTGCCAAACAGAATCTCAGGGGGCGGCTCCACCTTGGGCTCGGTGCTCGGCGTGTAGGCCACAGTCTTCGGCTTCTTGCGAGGCACGACAGCCTTCTCCCACAGCTTGGGCACGCGGCCTTTCTTTGTACTGCCTGCCCATGAGCCATCACGGTGTATCCGAGCCAGCCCGTCGCGTTCGTCTTGCGTCAACAACCCATACCACGCACCTTTGGGTACGCTCGGGTCAACGGCCGTCAGCAAGTCACCAGTGTTGACTGCGTTCTCGAACCGCCTGCGGGCCAACTCAATCAACCTCTCACGCTCAAAGTAATAGGTCTGGTCGGCTTCGTCCTCGAATTGGTACGCCTTGCTGCCGTCGGGTAGCTCAATCGTGAGGTGAGTCTTGAGCAGGCGCTTGACTGCCCCCAGCTCGTTTGCAAAGGCATTTCGGTACGCGCCATAGGTGTCGGGGTCTTGCCGCCTCACCTCTTTGCGGCGCTCGCGTTGCTGCTTTAGCTTGCGGCAGTGCGCACAGATCACGGCGTAGGTATAGTGTTGGCTGTCCTCGGCCCAGCCGTTGCGTCGCTTCTGCGCTGCGCTGGCAATGATGCGGTACTCAGCGTCAGGTTTCTCCTCCTGACATTTGCGACACACCTTGTGATCGGGACGCTGCGCCTTCGGCATTGCTTTGTAGCGTCCGCCTTCACGCTTGAGCCACCCGTGCTCGCGGGCTGCCTGAATCAGCAGCTTGAGTACTTTGTCCCCACGGAACTCACGCACACCACGCTCATGCAACGTGTTCACGGCCGCTATGGTTGCTCGGTATGCAAGATCGCGTGGTGTACCCTTCGGACTGGTCATGCTCTTGCGCAATAGCTTCAATATGGTGTGGTGCCCGAACGGAGCAGCCAAGCCCCACTTCGGAGGGACGCACTCAGGATAGGTCAAAACGTTAGCTTGCATAAAACGCTCCTTGTGAATTGATGACTTCAGATAGTACCGTAAAAGTAGCTGCATAGCTAGCATAAACAAGGGATTAAATAGGTTTTTTTGAGGTTGCTGGGTATCAGGCACAACTTTGTCCACCAATTCGCGGATGAACAAAGCACACGGAACCCGCATGGTTGCACGCTGGTCGCCTGTATTACTTCATATAAGGGGTTTGCAGGGTGGAACTAATATGGCTTAGCCCTAACGCAAAAACGAAAGCTATCAAACAAACAGAAAGGGCCTTGCTTACATAAAACAATTAGGCATACTCTATATAAGTTATTTATTTATATAGGTATATATATAGTAGTAAGTGGTGGGTGTGGCTCAACCATGCGGGTTAGAGGCCCACGCTTGACGCTGGAAATGGTGGACATTTGGTGGGTGCGAGTGGGTATGCATTTTTTGCATAGTTTCTCACAAACATCTCAGGCTAAAGCCGTGCGACATCACATCGCACGGCCAGCCCAACGTCATTTGAACAGGCGACCTTGCTTGGCCCGTATCTTGTGGCTGCCTGCCTTGATGGTGTCCCACTCGGCTTCGTGAGCGCGGGCTTCTTCTATGACGGCACGCTTGTATGCGGCGTCACGGGCCATGTGGGCAAAGTCTTCACGCAAGGCGCGCAGCTTGGTGAGTTGTTCGTGCTTGATGATGGAGAAACGGTTGGTCTTGCTCATGGTGTGCTCCTTGTGTAGTCTTATAACTGCGGGTTATATGACGCGGGTTTGCGCCACGGAAAGGTTTGATTGACAGGTAATGGAACAGCAGGCGAACCTCACCCGCTGCCCCGTTTGAAAAAACCGTGCGACAAAATGTCGTACCGATCAGATGCCACGCATGAAAGCGCGTTTCTGTGCAGCGGTCAAACCGGCGTAGGCTTTGAGCAGCTTGGCGACCGGGTCGATGGGCGTGTGCTTGCTGACCTTGGGCTCACCTGTTGTGAAGAAGCCGGCGACGTTGCGCTCCCACGATTTCTGTGCAGCGGCTTGGCGTGTGTCGCGGGTTGACTCTGCGCCAGTGTGGAAGACAGCGCGGCCGGCTTTGTTCCATGTGTAGTTGCACTTGTAATGCTTGGCGTGTACTGCGGCCAATGCCTGCATGAGCGTGGGACATGGTGTCGCACCGAGTTGCTGGGCGGCTTGCTTGAGTGCGTCGCCGTATGACGTGCCTGCCTTGAGGAAGGCTTCGTACTTGGTCACGATTGCGTTGGTGTTGATTGCGAGTTTCATAGGGATTACTCCAAAAAGAAAAGCCCGCGACTGGCGGGCAAACAGATGCAACCAAACCCTGATTGCATAGCTTTATTATACCACAGACGTGTTTGGGAGAACCCTTGACATGGCTACTCTGCGACCCCACCGTACCCGGGGAACCCCTTTTTCGATGCGGCGGTGCGACATGACATAAACACTGTTCCGCACCGATTCCCATTATTTTGTAAAACGTTTGTCAATTATGAAAGACGGGCAACTCTGGAAGACACGGTGTACGGCTCCCCCCGGAAAGTCGCCCCACCCCCAAAAATTTTATAAAAAATTACTAAAAACTGTGTCAAACGTACAACAAAAAACCCCCGGCACCTTTCGACACCGGGGGGAACCTTTCAAGGAGAAACTGCATGAAACAGACCACGGCTTGCGCAGCGGTCAGAAAGTAGTGTACATTTCAGCCATCGAGGTTACAAGGCCTTCGCGCAATGTTTGAGAATTTGGTGCATTTCAACCCGGAACCCACGCCGCCCGGACCCATGACCACGCTTGAGAAAGCGGGGGTCGATGACGTCTTGGCAGCGCAGACAGCCACATCGAGCTGGCTGGAGGAACTTGGTGCACCGCCAGACGACGAAGTCTTGGCCGATCTGGAAAAGGCAGACGCCCGAAAAGCCTTCGGAGCGCTGACTGCCACGACAGATACCTCCGAGCAAAAAGCGGCATTGGTCCAGCTCAAAACGCCGGAAGCTGTCAGGCACCTGACAGGTATGCTCAGCGCCTACGACTGGGAGTTCATCGAGCAGGCCAAGGAGCTTCGCGGCTACACAGTGGCCAAGCTGGTGGAGGAGACAACCCACTCGAACCCCAACATTCGACTCAAGGCGCTGGCGCTGCTGGGTAAAGTTACTGAAGTCGGCCTGTTCACAGAGAAGATCGAGATCAAGAAGGAAGAGCTGTCCGACGGGGAGCTCGACCAGCGCATCAAGGAAAAGCTCAACAAGTTCATGGGCGTGGTCGACGTCATCGACGTGTACGAGGACGCTGAAAAAACCAGCAGTCTGGGCCTTCCACGGGAAGACGCCGAGTGAAAAAATTCACCACGCTGTCCAAACTGGAGCTCGAAGCGCTTCAAAAGGCTTTGCCGCACCTGTCGGCCGCCGAAAAAGAGGAGCTGCTCAAGGATTTGGAGACGCGAGAGCTGCGCACCCGCCTTGCGGCCGCCCAAGACAACATGCTCGGGTTTGCCCAAGCGGTCTATCCGGGCTTCAAGATTGGTCCCCACCACAAACGTCTGGCCAAAATCTTCACCGACGTGATCGAGGGCAAGAAAAAGCGCGTCATCATCAACATCGCGCCTCGTATGGGCAAGTCCGAGTTCAGCTCGTACCTGTTCCCTGCCTATTTTTTGGGCAAGTACCCACAGAAGAAGATCATCATGGGCACGCACACTGCGGGTCTGTCTGAAGACTTTGGCCGCCGCATCCGAAACCTGTTGGACTCGGAGGAATACCGTGAAGTTTTCCCGCAAACGCTTGTGGCCGACGATCAAAAAGCTGCTGGAAAATGGTCTACCTCCGCAGGTGGACAGTACTATGCTGCTGGTGTTGGTGGCGCTTTGGCTGGTCGTGGTGCTGATCTGTTTGTCATTGATGATCCGCATTCTGAGCAGGACGTAAAGACCAACTCACGCTTGGCTTTCGACACGGCGTGGTCGTGGTTTCAGACGGGCCCGCTGCAGCGCTTGATGCCCGGGGGTGCGATCATCATCATCATGACCCGCTGGTCTCTTTTGGACTTGACTGGCCGCCTCATCGACTACCAGACCAAGAATCCCGACTCCATCCCATGGGAGATCGTGGAGCTGCCGGCCATCCTCAACGAAGACACCGAGCAGGAAAAGAGTTTGTGGCCGGAGCAATGGCCGCTGGAGTCCCTCAAGGCCACGAAGGCTGCGCTGGACCCACGGTATTGGAACGCTCAGTACATGCAGCAGCCCACGGCCGAGACCAGTGCGATCGTCAGCAGGAAACACTGGCGCATCTGGGAGGGCGACGAGCCGCCACCGTGTGACTACGTGATCCAGAGCTGGGACACGGCCTTTGAAACCAAGAACAACTCCGACTACAGCGCCTGCACGACGTGGGGCGTCTGGTACAACGAGGAGGAAGGCAACAGCCCGCAGCTGATCTTGTTGGATGCGTTCAAGGATCGGATGGCCTTCCCGGAGCTCAAGCAAATAGCGCACAAGCATTGGAAAGAGTGGCAGCCTGACGCGTTCATCGTGGAAAAGAAGGCGGCCGGCGCACCTCTTATTCAAGAGCTACGCAACATGGGCATCCCCGTGCAGGAATTTACACCGAGCCGTGGAAATGACAAAATGGTGCGCCTGAACGCCGTGGCTGACCTGTTCACCTCCGGTAAAGTCTGGGCACCGGACACGCGCTGGGCGCGTGAAGTGATCGAGGAAATGGCGGCGTTCCCTGTTGGTGAGCATGACGACTTTGTCGATACGTGTACCCAAGCGCTCCTGCGCTACCGTCAGGGCGGCTTCATTGCCCTCGATACAGATGAACAGGAAGACAGGTTCTTCCAGCGTCGCAGAGCGGCGTACTACTAGGAAAGATCAAGCACATGGCAACGAATTTTGACAAGGGCCTGTATCAAGCGCCCGTCGGGCTGGAAGACGAAGCAGCTGAGCCGATCGAAGTGGAGATCGTGGACCCCGAGTCCGTCGACATCAACGCTGGCGACCTGTCGATTCACATCGAGCCGGGGGAAGAAGAGGAAGGCACCATCAATGACTTCGATGCCAACCTTGCCGAGTTCCTAGACGAAGGCGAGATTTCCACGCTGGTCAGCGACTTGGCTGCCGACGTGGACAACGACAAGAACTCCCGCAAAGAGTGGGAGAAGGCGTACGTCACCGGGCTCAAACTGCTGGGCCTGCAGATCGAGGAGCGCACGGAGCCGTGGGACGGCGCCAGCGGTGTGTTCCACCCGATGATCACCGAAGCCGTGGTGCGCTTCCAGTCAGAGACCATCACAGAGACGTTCCCGGCCCAAGGCCCGGTGCGCACCAAGATCGTGGGTAAAGAGACCCCGGAGAAGAAGGATGCGGCCGGTCGTGTGCAGGACGACATGAACTACCAGCTCACCGAGGTCATGCAGGAGTTCCGTCCCGAGCATGAGCGCATGCTGTGGTCGCTGCCCGCTACCGGCTCTGCGTTCAAGAAAGTCTATTTCGACCCCAGCCTCAACCGTCAGGTGTCGATCTTCATCCCGGCCGAGGACGTGATCCTGCCGTACGGCACCTCGGACATCCAGACTTGCTACCGCGTCACCCACGTGATGCGTAAAACCAAGAACGAGATCAAGAAGCTCCAAGCTGCGGGTTTCTACCGAGACGTTGACATTGGTGAGCCCGACAAGGCCATCGACGCGATCAACCAAGCCAAGAACAAAGAGACTGGGTTCCAAGACCTCAACGACGACCGGTTCACGTTGTGCGAAAGCAACGTTGACCTGCTGATCAAGGGCGACCCGCTGTCCGACGAGAACGAGATCATGCTGCCGTACGTGTTCACGTACATCCGTGGCACCAACACAGTCTTGGCCATCCGCCGCAACTGGAAAGAGTCTGACGAGCTGCGCCTCAAGCGCCAGCACTTCGTGCACTACCAATACATCCCCGGCTTCGGCGCCTATGGCTTTGGCCTGTTCCACCTGATCGGTGGCTTTGCGAATTCGGCTACCAGCCTCATGCGTCAGCTGATCGACGCTGGTACGCTGTCCAACCTTCCCGGCGGTCTCAAGAGTCGCGGTCTACGGATCAAGGGCGATGACACACCAATTGCTCCCGGAGAGTTCCGGGATGTTGACATCGGCTCCGGCAACATCCGAGACAACATCCTTCCGCTGCCTTACAAAGAGCCGTCGGGAACCCTGTACAACCTGCTGAACACCATCGTGGAAGAAGGTCGTCGCTTTGCAGCCACGGCCGACATGAAGGTTGCAGACATGTCTGCGCAGGCACCGGTGGGCACGACTCTGGCTTTGCTGGAGCGCCAGCTCAAGGTGATGACGGCTGTTCAGGCCCGTGTGCACTACAGCCTCAAGCAAGAACTGCAGCTGCTGGCCGCCATCATCCGTGATTACACAGACGATGAGTACAACTACGAGCCAGACGGCGAAGAAGGCCCTCGCGTCAAGCAGTCTGACTACGACCACGTCGACATCCTGCCGGTCAGCGACCCCAATGCCGCCACCCTGTCTCAGCGCGTTGTTCAGTATCAGGCTGTGATCCAGCTGGCCCAAGCAGCCCCGCAGTTGTACGACCTGCCCAAGCTGCACCGTGGCATGCTGGAGGTTCTGGGCATCAAGAACGCTGACAAGCTGGTGCCGCTGCCGGAAGACCAGAAGCCTCGTGACCCGGTCACCGAGAACCAGTGCGTGCTCAAGGGCGAGCCGGTCAAGGCGTTCCAGTACCAAGACCATGAGGCCCACATCAAGGTACACATGTCTGCCATGCAGGACCCTGTGATCATGCAGCTGGTCGGCCAGAACCCGCAGGCGCAGCAGATGATGGCGGCCATGCAGGCACACATTGCCGAGCACGTTGGCTTCGCCTACCGTCAGAAGATCGAGCAGCAGCTGGGCATGCCCCTGCCGCCCGAAGACGAGAAGCTGCCTCCTCAGATCGAGCTGGCACTGTCGAACATGATGGCCCAAGCCGCTCAGCAGGTTCTGCAGCAAAACCAAGCACAGGCTGCCCAGCAGCAGGCTGCCCAGCAGGCCCAAGACCCTGTCATCCAGATGCAACAGCAAGAACTGCAGATCAAGCAGGGCGAGCTGCAGCTCAAGGACAAGAAAATCCAGATCGACGCAGCTGCGCGCGCAGACGAGCTCGAACTCAAGAAACAGGAAGTGGCGGCCAAGCTGCAGCTCGAAGGTTTCAAAGCTGGCCAACAGGCCACGCAGGCAGAAAAACGTCTGTCGGCCGACCAGCAACGCGACGGTGTCAAGATGGGCATTGACATTGCCAAGTCCCGCCAGCAAGCCGCTGCCGCCCGCAACCAACCACCGAAAGGTAAGAAATAAGCATGGTCCAAGACTTCGCACGCGTATTGCGCGAACAAATACGCAAGGACATGAACAACTACGCAGATGACCTCGCCGGAGGCATCTGTCGCAACTTTGACGAGTACCAAAAACTCTGTGGGGTGATTCAAGGCCTAGCCCAAGCAGAGCGTTACATCATTGACCTTGTGCAGAAATTGGAGAACTCAGATGAGTGAATCAGGATTGATCCTGCCCCCCGGCATTTCTTTGCCAAAAGCGATCCAACCCAAAGAAGAGCAAGACGAGAGCATTGCCCCCGAGGACAAAGCCAAGTCGCTGCCCGAACCTACAGGCTGGAAAATTCTTTGTGTTGTTCCTGATGTCTCCGAAACGTACGAGAACTCAAACATCGTCAAAGCCGACTCGTTCATGAAGACCGAAGAGCACGCCACCACGGTGCTGTTTGTGCTGAAAGTCGGACCAGATGCGTACAAAGACACGACCAAATTCCCAAGCGGTGCTTGGTGCAAGGAGGGCGACTTTGTGCTCGTGCGTACCTACTCCGGTACGCGATTCAAAATCTTCGGCAAGGAGTTCCGTCTGCTCAACGATGACCAGATTGATGCCGTTGTTCAAGACCCTCGCGGTTTGACCCGCGCATAAAGGAGTAGTCGATGTCGGAATTTAAGTTCCCAGACGAACAGGACGACAACGTCCAAATCGAGCAAGGTCAGAACACTGATCTTGAGGTAAAGGTTGGCGCAACTGGTGACGACGTAGAAGTCGAAATCATTGACGACACACCTGAAAAAGATCGAGGCCGAAAGCCGTTGGAGCGAGAAGTCGCAGACCCGACGGACGAAGAAATCGACAGCTACTCCGACGGCGTCAAGAAACGCATCAAGGAGTTGACGCATGCGCGCCACGACGAGCGACGTGCCAAGGAAGCGCTGGCCCGCGAGAAAGCGGAGCTTGAGGCCTTTGCGCAGCGCATCCACGAAGAGAACCAGAAGCTGCGCCAGTACGTGACCAGCGGGTCCGAGCAGTACGCGGCTTCACAGGTTCAGTTGGCCGAAACGGAAGTCGAAGCAGCCAAGCGTAAACTCAAGGAAGCGACAGAGGCTTTCGATACGGATGCAATCATTGCAGCCCAAGAAGCCCTGCTCGAAGCCAACCGGAAGAAAAACCGGTACAACAGCAAGCAACTGAAGTATCCCGTCCGCAAATGGACGAAAAGACGCTGCGCTGGCAGGCAAAAAACCAGTGGTTCGGTGCGCCGGGATACGAAGAAATGACCAGCTTTGCGTTGGGTCTCCATCAAAAGCTGGTGAACAACGGGGTAGACCCCCGCTCCGACAGTTACTTCGAGCAAATTGACGCTCGCATCAAGTCGACCTTCCGCGAGTTTTTCGGAGAGGAAGACAAGCCGAAGTCCGGCGATGGCTCCAAGAAGCCCGCAACTGTTGTGGCTCCAGCGGCCCGGTCCGCAGGTCCTCGAAAGGTACAACTGACTCCCCACCAAGTCGCCTTGGCGAAGAAGTTTGGTTTGACCCCGCAGCAATACGCTGAACAAGTAGCAAAACTGGAGAAATCGAATGGCTGAAAACCGTACACCCCGTGACCTCGTGTCCCGCGAAAAATCTGCCCGTGCTGTCTATGTGCCTCCGAGCGCGTTGCCAGACCCGACCCCTGAACCCGGTTACGTGTACCGCTGGATTGCGACACACGTGCTAGGTGAAGCCCAAGCAACCAACGTGTCTACCAAGATGCGCGAAGGCTGGGAACCGGTCAAGGCTGTCGACCACCCCGAGCTGATGCTGCAAGGTAATGAGAAAACAGGTAACGTCGAAATCGGCGGACTGATGCTCTGCAAAATGTCCAAAGAACAAGCCGCTGCCCGTGATGATTACTACCACCGTCAGGCCGAAGCTCAGATGGCTTCTGTAGACAACAACTTCTTGCGAAACAATGATCCTCGTATGCCGCTGTTCTCGGACCGAAAGTCCAGCAGCACACGCGGGGGTTTTGGTTCAGGTTCAAAGTAACATAGGAGGCCTAAATGGCTAACACCGCTTCTCCCTACGGTCTGAAACCCGTAAAGCGTGCTGATGGTATGCCCTACGCTGGCGCTACCTCCCAGTACTTGATTGATCCCGCCGGCGAGGCGACCAACCTGTTCTACGGTCAGGTCGTGTTCATCGGTTCGGACGGCTACATTGCTCTGGCCACTGGCACTGGCGCTGACGGTACGACCAACTCGTTCCCCGGCAACGGTACCCTGACCGGCGCTATTGGTGTGTTCGTGGGTTGCTCCTACGTCAACGCTCAAGGCCAACAAATCTGGTCGCAGTACTACCCGTCTGGCACTGCCAACGGCGGTCCGATCATTGCCTACGTTGTGGACGATCCAAACGTGCTGTTCCAAGCACAGCTGGACGGCTCCGCCGCGCAGACCGTCATCGGTACCAACACCTTCTTTGCAGCTGCTCAGAGCACCAGCACTGGTTCTACCCAGACTGGCAACTCCACTTCTGCACTGGACGCCACTGTTGTGACCACCACTGCCGCCTTCCGCATCGTGTCTTTCGTTTCTCCTGCAAGCGACAGCTACCCCGACGTGTTGGTGAAGTTCAACCCCGGCTACCACAGCCTGACCAACGCCGTTGGCCTGTAATTAAGGAGCTAAATCATGGCTATTTCTCGTTCCCAACTCCTGAAAGAGCTGCTCCCCGGCCTGAACGCTTTGTTCGGCATGGAGTACGCCCGTTACGGCGAGCAACACAAAGAAATCTACGAAACCGAGAAATCGGAGCGTAGCTTTGAAGAAGAAACCAAGCTGTCCGGCTTCGGTTCTGCTCCCGTCAAGGCCGAAGGCTCTTCGATCGCGTACGACAACGCGCAAGAAGCGTTCACCGCTCGCTACACCCACGAGACCATCGCTCTGGGCTTCTCCATCACTGAAGAAGCAGTGGAAGACAACCTGTACGACAGTCTGTCTGCCCGCTACACCAAGGCTCTGGCCCGTGCTATGGCTTACACCAAGCAAGTGAAGGCTGCCTCTGTCCTGAACAACGGCTTCAGCCAGTCCTACCTCGGTGGCGACGGCATGTCCCTGTTCGGCGTGAGCTCTGGCGGTTCCCGCGTTGGTCACCCTCTGGTTGGCGGCGGCGTGAACTACAACAGCCCCGCTACCGGTACCGACCTGAACGAAACCGCTATGGAAAACGCTACGATCCAAATCGCTGCGTGGACCGACGAACGTGGTCTGCTGATTGCTGCCAAGCCAGTCAAGCTGGTGATCCCACCTGCTCTGATGTTCACGGCCAAGCGTCTGCTGGATACCGAGCTGCGTGTTGCTACCGCCGACAACGACATCAACGCGTTGAAGGCCATGGGCACCATCTCTGGTGGCTACACCGTCAACAACTTCCTGACCGACAGCAACGCTTGGTTCCTGACCACTGACGTGCCCAACGGTCTGAAGCACTTCGAGCGTGTTGCTCTGTCCACCTCCATGGACGGCGATTTCGACACCGGCAACGTGCGTTACAAGGCCCGCGAGCGTTACAGCTTCGGCTGGTCTGACCCTCTGGGTATGTGGGGCTCTTCGGGTTCGTCCTGATAGGCTGGGTCGGGGGTTCCCGGCCGTCCACGGAAAAGGGGCTTCGGCCCCTTTTCTTTTTTCTGAGTTCGCTGTATAGTGTCTTCAATCCGGGGTCCCCGGTGTAGCAGACTGGTCCCGGCCAGACGACATGCAGACGGCTACACCCAAAATCGCATGTGAGGAATCATCATGGCTTCTACCACCTTCTCCGGCCCGGTCACCTCGACCAACGGCTTTGTTGGCGCTGTCACTGGCGCTGTCACTGGCGCTGTTGCTGCCACTACCCTGACCGCTTCTGGCGTCGTCTCCCTGACCAACGCTTCGATCTCCATGACCGACCTGCCCACGGCTGATCCTACTGTTGCAGGCCGTCTGTG